TGACCTCCAAGTCTGGTTCAACTGTAGTAGTTATCTCAGAAGTGGAAATTTCACCGTGTTTAGAAATGTCTGCCATTGCAATGTCTAAGCCAGTCTTCTCATTCTTTTCCCATGCCTTGCGGAACTGTTTAATAATCTCACCATCTTTAGTAGTGTAGACAAGACTGTTACCTTCTTTCTTAAGCAACCCCTTGGCCTCAAACAAGTCTACCAATCCACTATATGGACTCATACCTGTTTCATAAGGAATCTCAACCTGTACACTTTCAAACGGTTTTGCATAACGTGTTTTCATAATCTTACAAGCTGCACGAATACCTTGCACAGTTGTAGTCTTGTTGCCGTCTGCATCAAGTTTCAATTTTAATTTACGCATAGCAACTACAATTGAACTTGCATAGATAAAACCTTGGCCACCACTGATCTTGTCATCCGGATCAAACATATCCTGGCTTGCGTATGTGTGATTGGTACATACCATTCCAATGTTGTAGGCGCCAAACATATTAACACAATTGCGAACCAGAGCTGTCAGTGCCTTAGGCTTACGGCCCATGTCACCTTTCATATCACCTGCTTGGAACTGATTAACGTCTGTAGGCGTCAACAGCATACCTAAGCTGTCAATGATAAACAAAATCTTAGGACGATCTGCTTCATCCATTGTTTTATATTCTGCAATGAACTCTGTGATAGTCTTTGCCACATCGTCAATCATGGCCATATTAAGTTTTAACAACTTATCTGGACTTGTATCTACGCCAAGAGCGTGTAACCATTTTTCGTCAAGTGCGTTTTCTGTATCGATTAAGATAGGATAAATGCCTGCTTTTTGTGCGTTTGCTACAAGATTGCCTGAACAGATAAATGATTTACCTGCACCACTTTCTCCTGCAAACACAGTTACCTTGCCTAACGGAATACCACGATCAAAATATCCACTGATGAGATAATTTAATGCGTAGTTGTTTGTACTAACCCAGTCTGTTGGGTCATTAAAGCCAATACTTAAACCGTCAATCGATTTAGTAATTGACTTTCTAAATTTAGAAATATCAAATGCTTTTGCCATATTAATTGTCCAGGTCCATTGCGTTATATTCTTTGATTAACGCAATTAATTCTTCTTCTGTGTTGCAAACTGTTTTGGAGGTCTTCCATTCTTCTTTTTTATCACGTCCACCAATTTCAACCATCCATGCGTTGTCATAACGATTGATGGTAATTGATTCGTTTACTTTTGCTAGTTTAGTTAGTTTTGCCATTATTATTTTCCTAGAAATGAAAGAGAGTGCGAGATTACCCCGCACTCTATGTTTAGCCTAATTACTTCTGACGATTGCGAATCATGGCAAGGATGTCTTGCGCACGACTTGCACTTTCACCAGTAGGTGCTGCTGGTGCTGCCTTCACTGCTGGAGTAGCAGGTTCTTCCCAAGGAGCATCTTCTTCAACTGCTGAAGCGGCTACTGGAGCGGCTACTGCGGCACGTGGTGCGGCAGATTTATTAGGATCACCTGTTGCTTGACCCATTCCGGCTGGTTTGAAGTACTGACCCCAACGTTCCATATCATATGCTTCACCGTCAACTGACGCTTCGAACATTTCCTTCATAACCTTAAGCTCAACATCTGTTGGCTTCTTAGGTAGGAAGTCGCTTAGATTGTGTAATCCAAACTGTTCAATTGCTGCCTTGTCGACGTCGGAAATAGCACGTTCACGACGGCTCCACTTTGAAGTAGAGTAGTCAGCAAATCCACCTTTCGATGTCTTGGCAATACGGAAGTCTACGCCACGCATATAGTCAGTTGGCAATTCTTCCAACTCTGGATCCATTAATGCTGAACGAATGATTTGATAGATTTGAGGACCAATAATAAATCTGCGAATTGGATTCTCTGGTGTCTTATCTTCCTTGATAGGATCTTCTACTACAAAACCTTGAAAGATGTATGAACGTTTCTTCCAATATTTGCGACCCATTTCTTCTAGAGCCTTGTCTTTAAACCAACCACGAACTTCTGTAAGAATCGGACAGGCTGTACCGTCATTGTACATTTCTACACAAGGAACCTGTACCTGCACGGCTCGTGAATCTGTTTCGCCTTTGATACCTGCAAACGGCAATTTGATCATTGCACGTTCTACCCAGAAAAATGTATTGGCTGAATTGCCATCGGGTAGTAAACGGATAACCGCTTCCTTGCCTTCTTGCATGTTCCAATGTGGGTAAATTGCGTTGTCTCCACCGCCTGTGGATTGTCCGGTGGACTTTGATTGTGCTTCTTGAAGTTTCGCACGAATTTCTGCTAATGTTGCCATTTTAAATGCCTCCTATATTATGCCTAAAATGTTTATATGCCTTATGCACATATGTTATTATGCGCTTTTTATTTAGCAAGGTCAATGATTTTTTGTTTATTTTTAATTTTATTTTACCAATAAAAAAGCCCAGGGTTTAACCGTGGGCTTCTCTATATTTGGCCAATGCTATTTGTCTAGCTAGCCATAATCTAAACTTTACGTAGTCCGATAGTTCTTCTTCAACTACCTTACCAAAATTCTCAGCTTGTCGATTACGGCCAAAAGTGATCTCATCATCAATAATGAGATCATTGTCTTCTAAATCAAATTTACTTCGCTGGAGCAGCGGCTGGCTTTGCGTCTGCTTTAGGTGCGTCTTTCTTTGCAGGCTCACTTTTTGCAGGCTTCTTTTCGTCCTTCTTAACTTCAGCCTTGGCTGGTGCTGGAGCACTTGCTGTTGCAGCTGGTGCTGTTGCAACCGGTGTTGCTGGCTTGACTTCTTCTTTCTTAGCAGGTGCTTGTGCGAATGCTGATACTGCGAACACGGTAGCGAGAATTGCGATTGCTGATTTCATTTTAAAGTTTCCTTTTGGTTAAGTAGGAATTTCTACCCCTACATATATATAACGCGGTAGCCAATGAACTCGTTGACAATCAATTTAGCCAAAAAGAAAGGGCACCTAAGTGCCCAGTCTGATTGATATTAAATCTTAATAGCCTGCAAGTTCTCTAATACGAGCAAGTTCTGCAATCTGCGGATCTTGCTGTTGTGGAGCCATTCTTTCTACCATTTTGCGAGCAACCATTTCTGCCTGTTCGCCAAACTTCTTGCCTACCATAATAGCAACGCCTTCTGGGCCTTTAGGGAATGTGCCTGATTCGCGATCATAAAATGTATGAACAAATTCTGCTAACTCTTGAACATTCATTTTAGACTGCATGCCTTTTTGTGCTAATGCTCTAGCACTATCTTGACCTGTTCGGTTCGGATTGTTGGGCTTTTTAAAATTTGACTTTTCATCATCTGCATCCCAAGGAGGAGAACGATCATCATCGTCTTTTTTAGACGGTTCTGTGTCAGCTTCTCCCATACCTAGTTCTTGTTTTCTACGTGCTAGACCAGCGGAGCTAGTTGGCGATTTTGTTTTCTCGTCATCTATATCCTTGGTGCTCATTTTCCAATCATCATCGCCTTTGTCTTTTCTCATAAAAGCAGGAACATCACTTTTATTTGGACCATTGGCTTCTTCTTGTGGTGCTTCTGGCGCTGTTATATCACCCCCTTGGTCAGTCGCCGGCGCTTCACCTTCTGGTTCAACAAAATCTCCAAAGTCTAGTTGTTCTAGAGTATCTGGCGCATTTTGTTCTAACCATTCTTTTACTAGACCTCTTGTATCTAGTTCAGAATCTTGTTTTGATTGTTCTTTAATTGATTGAAATAATTGTGGATCTTCGATTATGCCTTTTAGGCTTTCGATAGCATTTGTGCCATCTACTCCTGCTGGAAATGCTTGGCCTACTAGTTCTTGTAATTCTTTTGTGGCTGCTAATTTTTCTTCTTGATCTTCGCTAGAAATAGCCGAAGCCTCGCCTAGTCCCATTGCCCAAGTTTCAAATCTAGCAAATGGATCGTTGTAATTTACAGCAACCTCGTTTTCTACTACGTCTGGTTGCGTCATTTCGACTATGTCGTCATAGCCTATTTCGCTTTCTTTCATTAGTCTATATAGAACAGGAAATACTGATTTGATATCTTCTTTGAAATTTCTTACTGTGAATTGAT